CTTTTTATGTTGTATTTTATCACTTAATGTTTTGTTTTTCATTATATTCCAACCTCCTTAAATATTTGTTTAAATTCTTTATTTTGGTCTTCACATGCTGGGCAACACCAATCCTCTCCACAAATATAATATCCTTCTCTAGTATTTATTTTCTTCTTACATCCAGTTTTCCATTTACCTTTCATTTTTATAATATAGGTTATTAAATCCATCTTATTAAAAAACTTTATTTCTTTATCAATTTTCTTTTTTATTTTATTTAATATTTTTTGTTTATTCATTTCTTTTCCCTCCCTTGAGTTTCCCCTTTCGTAGAAAGTGCGTTGTTTATCGGTACATCTTTAAACTTCCCCATTGATAAAAGGTATTCTCTAACTCCACCGTAGTGGGTTACTAATTGTATATGCTCTTCTTCTGTTCTATCTTTTACTTCTTTATTTATAATGTCATTTACACAATCTCCAAATGCACACCCAACACAAGAAATATCTTCATCATCATAAATAAACCCATATTTATTTTTTGGTGTTTCATCACCATCTTTTCTGCATTTACTACATAGTCCTACAATTTTAACACCAATTATCTTAATTCCCATTATGATTTCTCCTCCAGTGCTGACTTCCTATGTGCTTCGAATACCAACTCCTCTAATCTTTTTATTTCTTCTTTTAATGTTGGATGTCCAGACATTATAAAAATATAACCAGACATCCAACTTATTATTCCTTCTATTTCTGCTTGACGTTCTTCCATTATACTTCAACCTCGACATCTAAGTTTAATATTTTGTTTTCTAATTTCTCTAATCTATTATCAAGTCCTTCAAATGCTTTAAACATTTCATCATATGTTTGAAAATCATCTTTGTCTCCTATCATTTTCCATCCCCCGTTACCGAATCTGTGGCAAAGGCGTTGTTTTTCTTTAAATAAATCCAACCAACTTGAAAACCACTTTGTGGAAAAGTGTTTGGTGTTTCTATCGGAACTATTTCTTTAATTTCAAATCCATGTTCTTTTATATCTCTCATTCTTGCTTTAAGCCATATATGATTTACTGTCGCCAAAAATACTACATTATCTGCTAGTTTCATTGAGTGTTGTAAAAACTTTCTAAATTTACTAAAAGGTGGATTAGTAATTATCCAATCAAACTTATCATCACAATCGAAAAAATCTAAATCTTCTTTTATTTCACACCAGTAAGTATCTATTAATCCAAATTCTTTAAATGCCTGTAAAAAATTACCATCACCTTTACATGGCTCTAACACTCTCCCATGTGGTTTAAAATAATTAACTAATTTTTTACAATCTTCTAATGGTGTTTGCACACAATCATTTCCACCTTTTGGTATTAATTGTTTACCCATTTTTACTCCCAACAGCGTGATTTCCCTGCACTGCGTCTTCTTTATCTGAACATGGTAGACATAGATAACCTCTTCTTCCACAAATTTGATTATCTCTATTGCTAAAGAATCTTTTGTTAATTATTTTTCCACAACCTTTCATTTTCCCCATTTTACCCACTTCATTTTATTTGTATCTCTGTCCTTATATTCCCAACTCCAATTACGACTCTCTTCTGGATTATCACCAGTATTTGATAACCATAAGTCTTGCTTTAACCCATCCTCAAATTTAACTTCTAATATTCTAGAAAACCCGTTGTCATCATTCATAACTATTCCAATATCCCCCCTAGGATTCATCATTCTTTTTCCTACCCAATTACTCATTTTCCACATCCAACAGCGAGTACCCCTCTAATGCGTTGTGTTTGATAAATTCTTTTGTTTGTAAAAAAACTTGTGATATTACTAATATCAATACTGTTAAAGTTATTGCACCAAGTTCCATATAATAATAATTCATTCTTTCTTCACCTCGTTTGATTCTGAAAGAGCGTCTTGCTTTAATTGTATAACCTCTTCTCTCATTTGAACTAAAGAACTCCTTATATCTTCATAATTTCTCTTAAGGCTTGTTAAAAGAATAAACTCTCTTGTTAACTTCATCATTTCTTTAATCATTATTTCTTTTTTCATTCTTTCACCTCGGCGTCATTTCCCTGTTTCACGCCATTTTGTGAACTTAAATCTTTGTAATTACAATTATCACAAGTATCGCTTAGATTCATTTGTTCATCGCAATTTGGACATTTAATTAAACTTTGTGTTTGGTTAATATCATCTTTTTTGTTTTTCATATATAAAATTATATTAGCTTCTTTATATACTTATAGGTGTTGTAGTATATAGGTTTATTGGTGTGAATTATGGTGTGAGTTGTCATTATGATTTAATGAAACAGACAATATCTATTTTTTATTTTATAAAAATAGACTAAAAATAGATATTGAAAAAATAAGCAATTATTATATATTATTATATATTATTAAATGAAATTATATATTATGACAGGAATGTGTGGTTTTTACCATATCTATTTTTAGTCTATTTTTAACGATTTAAAAATAGGGAATTAACCTTATTAACCCGTAAGACCATTAAATCTATGGTTTTTAAAAACCTATTTTTAGATTCGTGAATTTTGCTTGGGGTAAAAATTTTTTTGGAGGAAACGATTTTTTAAAAATAAAAAATAGATATGGTTTTTTTCATTTAAAATTAATGACAGAATTTTTTAAGAGGAAAAATGGAATATTTTATGGTAGAAAAAACTATAAGAATATGTATTTATTTTTTTTATTTTTTTTTTGATTTTTTATTAATACACTACAATAACAACAGATGAATAGTGACTGATACAAACATCAGTCCACTCGCTAAAAAGCGCTTAGAAGGGCTTACAATTGATAAATAATATTATTTATTTTACTACCTTTATAAACTCTAAACATTATTAATTATTAATATAATGGAGTTTGATATAATAAAACAAATTGATGAACACCTTGAAAAGAAAGAGTGGGTAAGTAAAGAGCGAGATTACTTTCATGTTTCTGAATTAGGTAAAGCACCTTGGATAATCTATAATAATATTAAGAATCCAAAGGCAAAGAAATTCACTCCGAGAGTTAAGAGAGTTCTGGATTTAGGTAATTCTGTTCACGAGTTGCTTAACAAATATTTAGTTGAAATGGGAATCCTCATATCCTCAGAGATAACAGCTGTAGAGAATGAGTTGTTTCATGGAAGAGCAGATTGTATAATTAAATGTCCGGATGCAGACCCGAAAGAAGGAAACCTCTACGTACTAGAGATAAAGAGTTGTAGTCAATGGGTATTTAATTCTTTGAAGGATGCTAGTGCTGAATATCAATCCCAATTACAATTTTATATGTATTATCTTGGGATACCGCGAGGAATGATTTTATATATGAATAAAGACAATTGTAACCTTAAACAATTTAATTACGAGTTAGATGTTGTATTTGTTGAATCTAAGATTAAAGACTTCAAAGAGTTAAAAGAGAAGATAGTTAATAATATAGAGCCACCAAAAGAATGTTCTTGTGGAGATTCATGGTGTGAGATATGTGGAGCTAAAAGTAGGAGTATGGATAAAAGTAGGTTGGTGGATTATGACTAGAGATATTCCTAAAGGATTTAAACGAGGTATATGTGAATGTGGTAATGATTATGCCTATTTTGGTATAGATATGGGATTATGTGTGAAGTGTATTGATAAACTGGAGGTAGAGGATGACAAGAAATAGAGTTTGTCAAAAAAGAGAAGGAATGAGTGTAAGCTTACGACCGGACCAGATAACATGGATAAGGAGAAACCGAGAATGGTTTAATTTGAGTAAATGGTTACAAGTGGCATTAGACGGAACAATCAATCAAATAAATAAAATGGAGGTAAAACAATGAGTGAAAGTAAAATAAATTATAATGGTGGTATAGGATTCTTCGGATTTCTTACTCTTTTATTTATAGCATTTAAAATAACAAGTGTTATTGACTGGTCTTGGTGGTGGGTATTGAGTCCTATACTAATACCGTGGGCTATAATTATAGCGGTGATTATAGTAGTGATAATAGTTGCTGCAATCATTTCACTAATAGAATCAAGATGGTAAAAACAAAATGTGAAGTATATTCCAGAGTGTGTGGTTATTTAAGACCAGTAAACACATGGAATGAAGGAAAGCAAGAAGAGTGGAAAGATAGAAAGGTATTTAGTAAAGATTCAAAGGAGGTAAAAGAGATGAAAAAAGAACACGGACAAAAAGACGGAAGTAAAAAAGGTAAGTTAGCCGGTGGACTAAGACAGAATCAAACAGATGACTGTAGAAATCCAGAGGTTAAGGCAGAACGAGAACAAGAGGAATAATCCTCTTGTATATTAATAAATTAAATAATAGGAGGATAAAATAATGACAACAAGAGAACTAACAAAAGAAGAAAAGAGCTTCATGGAGAAGCAAATAGCTAGAATGGACTTTGAAACAAAAGGAGCAATGTATATGATTAAATATTGTGACTTAATGTTAGATGAAGGTTTACAAGTAAACTTTGATAGGCAGAGGAAAGAGTTTGAAGCACAAAAGACAGAAGCAGTAAATGCTATTGAATTAAACAAGAATACAATAGTTGAATTGAATAAGCAGATAGAGAATGGCGTAGAAGTTAAAGAGGTAGTAGATGAAGACGCTGAGTAGAAATATAAAGAGGAATTAAATTATAGGAGGTAAAACAAAAATGGCAGACCAAATAGGAATAATAAGAAAAGCAACAGCTGATGAGAAGAAGGATTTTGTAGAGATAGGTACACCTGGAACTCTGAATATGTTCTTAAAAGAAGTTTCAAAGAAACAACAACAATTTCAAAAACTATTCAAGCCGTATGATGCAGCTTGTGCAAGAAATGATTTTGAATTAGAGTTAGATAGAGTATCGGACGAGATGAGATTTAATCCAGATTCAAAGGTAAGTATATTTAATAAAATAAACTTAGATAAATATGGAGAAGATGATATATTTGACTTTATAGATGAAACACCAGTTGTAGAAGATAAACTAATCGACAATATGCGACAAAGTGTAAAGGTTGGTGTTTATAGAAATTATAAATGTAAGAAGAGAGGTCATGGATTTAGTATATTCGTTCCAATCGAAGAGATGAATAAAAAAGAAGAAGCTAAACCCGTTAAGAAAGAATAACTTTTTATTTTACGCAGAACCATTCGGCTTAAAGGAATGGTGAGGGCCAATAGTATAGTGGGAATATACTTCCCTTGCACGGAAGAGCCACGAGTTCGATTCTCGTTTGGTCCATAAATGAATGAAAGAGAAAGAGACGACTACAGAGTAAAATTATCATATGCATTACCAATAGTATTAGCTAACGAAGATAGATTTAGTGGTTTCTCAAATGAAATAGCCATATATAAGAATAGATTTTGTGTAGTTGAAGGAAGAATAATTCCAGATGATTTTATTACTAGATTAATTTCTGCATATGTAGATAAACAACAAGCACAAGCCGAGAAATTAAGAGAAGAATCAAAAGAGTTTACAAGAAAAAGAAAAGCTAATTTAGAATTAATGGCCGAAGAGGAAAAACATCATGGTAAATAAAAAGGAAGAGAGTAAAGGATTAAGACCATCTGAAATGGACGAATTACTAGAACTTAATGTAACTGACGAGATTATAGATAAAGTAAAAGATAATATTGGAAAGACGGTAGATGATAAATTAAACGAATCAATCTCATCAGAAAGACTTCGTAGAATAATAAGGAATAATCCTAAAATACAAGAAGCTCTTGCACAAGATATGACCCCTAAACAAATTATGAATGTTATTAATACAGAAATAACAGACACTGATATACATACACTTACTGAAGAGGATATATCAATTAATACAAACAAATTAATGAATATGATAATGGGATATTTAGATAATCCAGATTTGGATGATGATAAGAAGATTAAAGTTGCTGAAAGATTTATAGGAAAGTTAGCTGACTTAAAGAAATCATTCTATCCAGCTACTCAAAGAAATCTTAATGTTAATGTTGAAGTGTTTAAAGATAAAATAAATACTTGGCGTCAAGAAAGAGAGAAAATGTATATGTTAGTAGGCGCTGATAATAATGACAAACAAATCGAACTTAAAAAGGAAGAGTGAGATTGTAGACTTTTGTCAATGTTGGTTTAATTTTACTCCTTATCCTTATCAAGAGAAATTTCTTAATGCTTGTATGACTAATAAACGAGTTACAGGATTATGGTGTAGACAGAGCGGTAAGTCATTTAACCTATCTGCATATTTAACTTTTAGAGCAATTACAGAATGTATAACTATTGTTATTGCATCACCAACACAGAATCAGTCTGATGAATTATATGAGAAGATAAGAGAGTTTGTTGTTGGTAATCCATTATTACATGACCTTATAATAAAGGATACTGCTAGAGAACTTAAACTTGCAACTGGTAGTAGAATATTAAGTTTACCGGAAGGTAATGAGGGTAGAAGTATGAGAGGATATACAGCCGACATTGTAGTATTAGAGGAAGCTGGTGTTATTGGGGATAAGGTTGTTAGTCAAGTAGTTATTCCAATGATTGCATCAAAGCCAAATGGTCAAGTAATTAAAATAGGTACACCATTAGGGAAGAATCATTTTTATAGGAGTTGTTATGATAAAGAATCCGAGTATGTATTAGTTAAGGTGGATTGGAGAGAGGTTGTTGAGGTTGGACAATATAGTAAAGAGTTTATTAAAGAACAGAAACGTGATTTGTTAGATATAGAATTTAGACAGGAGTATGAAGCCGAGTTTGTTGAGGATGAGAATGCTTTCTTTGAATATAGTTTAGTTAAGCAATCACAGGAGGGCTATCAGTACCTTATAATATGATACAATTTAATTACCATCCAGATAAAATTCCAAAAGCAATTTATACTCTTGGAATTGACCCCGCCACGAGTGGAAATGATGAAGCCGGATTTGTAATACTCCAAAAGAAGATGACAGGAGACGGGCAAATAAAAGTTGTTTATACTCATACCATTGATAAGTGTAATACTATTGAACTAACTCAGTTTGCTTTATATCTACACTCTAAATTTAACTTTGATAAGATATATCCTGACGTTACCGGACTGGGTGAGGGTGTTGGTGATATGTTAGTTGAAGAATTAGGTAATATAGTAGAGCCAATTAAGTTTACACAAGAAAGTAAAACAGAAATGTTTGAAAATTTAAGACTTCTTATGCAAGAGAAGAAATTAATTTATTCTGATTTAGATAGGAAGCTTATAAAACAATTATTATCAATCAAATTTGAATTTACAGGACAAAGGAGTTCAAGAATAGAAAATGTTCAAAAGAAAAGGATATTTCATGATTCAAGAGAGCATGATGACTTGGTTTGTGCCCTTGCATTATCTGCTTTATTCTTTAGTAGAAGGGAAATGCCTACTGCCAGAGGGTATACAATAGGAAGATAGATAATATAATATTTATTATTACCTTTTTAAATAAACAACCATAATTTATAATATATAAAATGAAGTTCTCTAACCCCTTCAAACAATCCCCACAGATTAAAGAGTCAGTTTTTGTTTTTGAGCAAAGTACTGAAGGTAATGATATATCTTTTAAAAGTTCATCTACTTCTCAGTTAGACGAAAAATATAAAACTAATATTACTAAAAAATTAGGTGATGTTCATCCATTCGACTTTGCAGAGATGGCATTGATAAATGATAATTTTGGTGTCGTGTCTGCAATTACTGATAAGATTATAGATTTTGTTATTGGTCCAGGAATCTTTATAGAGTGTGAAGATGCGGCTGGTAAAAAGATATTAAATGATTGGATTGAGGATACAGATTTAACCACTACTCTTAAACCATGGCTTAGAGAAGCAATAGTAAAAGGTAATGGATTTATGGAAGTTGCAGGAGTTAATAAAGAGAATGTTGGAATACGATTAAAGAATATAAATGCAAATACTATGTATGTCAAGCGAAATGATAAAGGTAAAATAAAAGAATATAATCAATACCTTGGAAATAAATCTTCAATAAGAGAGGATGATATTATAACATTTACACCCGACGAAATAATGCACTATCCACTGAATAAAGGTGCAGATTGCTCTTATGGGCTTGGAAGAATATTTCCAGCTAAACAAATTATTATGAATTTTTTAAGTACTCAAAAATCTTTACATAGATTAGTAAAAAGAAAGAGTTCTAATCCAGTTCATGTTAAAATGGGTGATATTGCTACTAAAGACTACCCAAAACAAGCGGATATTGATGCCTTTAGTAAGTCTTTACAATTTATGGATGATAGAACTGAGTGGGTAACTGGTCCAAATATAGATATAAAAGGAGTTGATTTTGGTAATTTCGGAGATAAATTTGATACTGTTTTAGACAATGACTATCAATTATTATCAACAGCATTCCAAGTTCCAGAAGTATTATTAGGAAAAGGCTCTGTACCTGAAGGATTAGCAGAAGTTCAGATGGATGGATTTGAAAGAATGATTAAATCTTTACAGGATGATATTGATACCTTATTAGAAACAAAAGTATTAATACAAGTTTTAAAGAAAAATAAAAAAGATGTTAAATTTAATATTAAATGGGGGGAACAAAGCTTTGATAACAAATTAGAACTCATAACTAAGTTATCAGAGATGATTAAGAATCCATTATTAAGTAATGTATTAAGACTTGAATTGGAAAAACAAATGTCAGGTATTATGGGGCTAGAGATTGAGAAACAATTAGAAGATGAAGCAAAAATGAAAGAGGAAATGCAGAAAGCAGAAAGAGAAAGAGAGGAAGCCGAGCCTTTACCAAAAGTTCCAGGACAAGATTCTAGGGAATCAGTTAAGGGTGCATATAAAGAGTTAGTTGTAGGTAATACTTGTAATCATTGTAATACAAATAATATAAAAGAGGGTGCGGATATAACAATTAAAGAGTGGGTTGATTTTAATCTTGATGATTTAGAGGAAAATATTGTTTCGGTAATTGCTAGAGATGAATTTAAACAATTAAGAGCCATTACACAAACTGAAATTGCTGCAGGTTATTTAAATAAGCGAGATATTGAGAAATTAAGAGAAGTAATGTCAGAAGGCTTTTCAAAGAACTTATCAATTAAGCAAATTGAAAAGAAATTAACTGAAGATGTAAAGATAAGAGATTTATATGCTCATACTAAAACATCCGTTGATAAAGAAAAAATAATAATAGGGAAAAAAGCTAGAACAAGTGCTATTGCTAGAACAGAAACTGTTAGATTAGCAAATATTGGAGCATTGGATAGTTATAAAAATAAACAAGTAGAAAATGTACGAGTTGTTGCCGCTCTTTCAGATAGAACATGTGCAATATGTGAAGCAGAGAATGGAAATATATATCCAATTGATGAGGCTTATGGAATAATTCCTTTTCATGTAAATTGTAGGTGTACTACATCTCCGGTGGTGGCATTATAATGGGAGAAAGACCGGAATGTCAGAATGAAGGATGCGTAGAAGGTGCATTAGTTCAAGCATATGGAAAACTTATGTGTGGTACATGCTTTATGAAAATTCAAAATAAAATAAATAATTCTGCATTAGAATTATTAAAGGATTAATATGGAAGAGTTTAATAAAATTGATGATGTAGAAGTTCAAGATATAGCAAATAAAGCTGAACTTATTGAAGAGCGTGTTACTTCTAAAACAAGTATAACTTCAAGTTATAAAGAAATAGAAATTAGTTTAAACACACTTACCTCTGGAGAAGCAGAATTTATTTCACCTAAAATTAGTGGAATGCTTGAATGTGTTATAATACAAAGAGTAGATACTACTATTGTTGACCCACTACAAATAAAAGTTGGAATGGTTAACGAGGGTATTGAAATTTTAGATATTCCACAATTTATAAAAACAAAATACTTACCAGTTAGAATAGAAACTGTATATAAAACAGCTAAAGGTGTTTCAGAATATAATGTCGCACGTTATTGTATGAATGGACCATTATACTTTTACATTAATGGAGCAAAAGAAAGTTCTGTTAAGTTTATAGTGAGATATAAGAAATGATAATCAGGTGTCCTCATTGTGGTCAAGAACATATTGTTAGTAATCAAACTACCGACTTTGTTTGTACTTGTAAAACAGGAGAAGAATCGTTAGACAATGAAAGTGTGGTTGTTACTGGTAATTGGGAGGATTATACAGGAAGTGGAACAGTAAAAACTCCATTGCAAGCAGGACAGGCAAATATATTACAGGATAGCTTAGAATCAATACAAGCAAGATTACATTTAGGAGAAAAAAATATAATGGGAGACAATAAATCAACTAATAGACTGCGACAACGTGAGGAATACTTTGAGATTAAATAATATAATATTTATTATTATGTTTATAAATAAACTCTAATTAAAATCTATATAATGGAAACAAAAATACAAAAAAATAAACTTGATGAAGACGGCAATATAATTATAGCCGAAAATGTTAAAGTTATTTTTAATGCAGAAATACAACCATTGAGTTCTATTGAGTTTAAAGACAATGAGTAAAAAAATTAATGTAAATGGTATTGCAATAAGAGAAGGTGTAAGTTTAAATGGAGTTTTATATTCTAAGGAAGAGCTTTCAAAATTTGCAAATACACTTACTGACAAACCAATTCTTAAAGACCATAAAAGTGAAGTTGATTCAACTGTTGGTTTAGTTACTACTTCTGAAACGTTAGATAACGGGTCTTCTGTAAGTTATTCTGGCTGGGTAAAAGAGGATGTTACTAAAGTCGTAGAGAAAATAGAAGATGGAAGAATTAAGGAAGTATCTATTGGAGCAATTGTTGGTAGATTAGTAAAAGAAAGCGAAGATAGTGATGTTATGATAGCAAAAGATATTCATGCAATGGAATTAAGTTTAACCCCAACTCCTGGAGTAAAAGGTACTTCTATTGCTCAATCATTTAAGATTGATGAATCAACAGGAAAACAAATACAAAAAAATACTATAATTGAAGCATTTAAATCAGTAGATGCAGAAATAGAAGAAGATATTTTAGACATTACACAAGAGGATTCTAAAAAAGAAGAATCCAAATCACAATCATCTGAATATTCAGATAAGGAATTAAATTATAGGAGGTTAAAAAATATGACAGAAGGAAAAGAAAACGTTGCTGAATCTAATGTAACTCAAGAAGAATTCGATGCACTTAAAACAGAATTTAAGACTTTGAAAGAGGAACGATTCAACGAACTAGCCAGCAAATACTCAAAGTTATGTGAGAAGCTAAAAATTACTGAAAAGAAAGGATTAGCATTTGACGCACTAAAGGTTATTACTGAATCACTAGAAGAAGTTGATGAACAACCAGCTGAAGAGGTTAAAGAGGAAGAAGTTGCTGAGGAAGCTGAAGAAGTTTCGAAAGAGGCAGAAGCAGAAGAACCAGAAGCTGAAGAGGAATCAAAAGAAGCAGAGGAATCAGAAGATAACGAACCCGACACGAAGTCTGAAGTTGCTGTTGAGGATGCAGAAGAGTCACTTGACTCTAAGTACACAATAGAATCAGCAGATAAGGTAGGAATGTCATTCTACAAGAAATAAAATGGCTACACAATTAAGTAACCCATTAGGTGCTATACAAGTCCTAGATTTCGGTGCTCCAAAAGTAATAACAGCATACGCAAGAGAAATCATCTCAGGCGGTGCTTTGGTTTATGCTAGTGGTGTCCCAGATGTAGTAAGTTCAGGTCTAAATACGTTTGTTTCAAGTGATGTAACAATTGCAGGTGGTGCAAGTGGTGCTCAATTCTTAGGAATGGCTCTACAAGATACTGCTTCAGGTGCAGCATGTTCAGTAGCTGTTGATGGTGTATTCATAGTAGGATGCGCTGGTTCAGTTTATTCAAGTCAACCAGTACTAACAGGTGGTTCAAGTTTAGTGGCGAATTTAGGTTCGTTCATTGTAACATCTGATAAAGATAGTGCAGGTACAGCAGGAAAGAAAATTGGTCGTGCTCTAACAGGTGCAATCGCAGGTGAATATGCTTTAGTCGGTTTTAATGCTTTTTAAAATGGAAACAATACAAGAACTATTAAACACTGGTATTGCTACAGAGGGCTCTCTATTAATCGTAAAGAAAATTTATGATACTTTAATAGAAGAAACTGAGAAAGCACTATTACCAAGAAGTGAAGCCGCAATAGTATTCGGTCCAGCTCAAATTCCAGGAAGTTCAATAGACATTGATTTAGCAACAGCTAATACAATGGATGTTCGAGTAGTTGCAGAAGGTGCAGAGATACCTTTAGACAATGCTGATTATACATCAACTAATTTGAAACCCGTAAAGTACGGTGTTGCAATTAGAATTACTAAAGAATTAATGGAAGATGCGAAGTGGAATTTACTAGAACACAACATTAAGATTGCAGGTAAAAGATTTGCTGAGAATGAAACAAACTTAGTTATTACTGCATTAGATAGTGCAGCTAATACAGTTGCCGGTGGTGCTGCTATAACAATAGCAAACATTACACGAGCAATTCAGTATCTAGACGATAGCGACTTTAACGCAACAACTCTTGCAGCAGGAAACGAAGTAATAAACGATATGAGAAATATTGATACATTCGTTGAAGCAGATAAGCTAGGCTCAAGGGAAATGTTAGCTACAGGATTCATTGGAAGAGTATACGGACTAAATGTTATTCGGTTTTCAACAAATGCAGCTCCAAGTTCTACATATAGCAAATATGCTTATATATACGACAAGGCGCAAGCTTACGCTATTGCAGAGAAGAGACCAGTAATGATAGATAGATTCGATTTACCAAATTGCGATATGTCCGCAGCATCAGTAACACAGAGAATTGTTGCTCAGATACTACGTTCATCAGCAGTTGCAAAAATCACTACAGCTTAAGCAGATTAAGAATAAATTTATTTTTTTTATTTTTTTTTATTTTTTTTAATCAATCAAACACAGGAGAAACAATCCATGGAATGGAATTATAAAAAACTACAACAGATAAACGGAATAGGTAAAGAAACATCTAAAGATATTTTTAGAATGTTCGATACAGAACAAGAGTTAGTGGATGCCTTAAAGATTAATAAGGTAGGCTTGCAAAATGATATAGTTGCAAAACTCATTGAGTATTACGATGATAAAAAGTTAAATACAATGGCTGAAGAAGTTGTTGAAAAAGACTTATTTAATGTAAGATGTAATAGTTGTAATTTAACACTACCCAAAGAAAATACGTATGGAATATGTCCACACTGCGGTAGGATAAATTAAAATAATTAGGAGGAAAATATAAATGACAACAGGAAGTATAACAGGTCCAGCACAACAAAGTTTGGCAGCAGGTTTTGGTTTACCAGAGGTAATGCAAGGAGTGGGTGCACCAGACGAAATTGTTCTTGCAACATCCGGCACATTATTGTGGGATGCAACTAATGGAACATTGTATCGAAACAATAGTCCAAATGGTGGAGCAGGTTCAGAATGGACAGCAGATTTAATTTAAATTTTAGGAGGTTAAAAAATAATGACAGCAAATAATAGTACAACAGATGGACTAGGTTTTGAAGAAGTTAATCAACCAGCATCTTCAACTGAAAACATAATTGGAATAAGCATTAGTGGTACAGATATATATGCAGAGAAAACTGTAAACGCAGAAAGTGTATATAGTACATATGTAAGTGGTGTAGGTAATGCAATATATGGACAAGTAATGGTTGCTCAAAATCTTTATGTAGATGTTGCAGCAAGTGGAAATGCTTTTCACTTAAATTCAGAAGGTGCATTACATTCAGTTGGTGTAGGTTCAAAGACATCAGTATATGGAGCGAGTATACAAGCAGGTTCTTCAACGCTAACAGCAGGTTCTAACTTATGGAAAGTTTTCTCAACGGCTTTTACATCTGGTACAACAAGTACCCCAATAGTCACAGTTACTAATTTGACAGCAACAGACGGAATAATGGTTCCAGCAGGAAGCGTTAACGCAGGAAGTTTTTACACAGAAGGTGCAAACGCTTCAGACGAATTCAGTTGGATTGCAGTTGGATTATAATTAAATAACACAAGGAGGACAACATGGTAATAGCAGATATAGTTAATGAAATTAATTTAGGAAGTGTAGTGGTTAGTACTACTGGAAGTGCAATTGATATTTCAAGGATTACAAGAAAAAGTGTATACACACAAGCTCTTGCAAATACTAGTGGGATTGTAACAATCGAACAAAGTGCTGATAGTACAGTTTGGAGTACACTCGGTAGTAAATTATATACTTCAGGCACAAGTATACAATCGGATGTATTTAATTATGAACAACATATTCCATATATAAGAACATCAGTAGCTTATGTATCGGGTGCAGCAACTTATTCAACAACCGTAACAGGGAGAGGAGTTTAAATGCCCCGCGGAGAAAAGACAAAAAGTCTTTGGAAAGATTGTAATTATAGAAACAATCAAATTAAAAAACGATTAGGTAAAAAAAGTCATCGTAAAGGTATTTCTGTAATAGAAGAATATGGTACTATAAAAGGAAATGAAATATTATTAAAAAATAGTAATAAACATAAAGGTAATATTCTGCCAAAAGAAACAAAAATAAAAATGAAACAAACATGGGAGAAAAAATATAATGAAGGATATATTAATCCAACAACAGGAAAAAAATATTCATCACAATATAAACAATTAATGAGTAAAAGACAAAAAGGTAAAAAAGGTTCAAATTGGAAAGGTGGAAAATCATTCGAAGAATACCCTCAAGAATTTAATAAAACACTTAAACATAAAATAAGAAAAAGAGATGGATTTAAATGTAAAGAATGTAATTATTCTGAAAAGAAATTAGTACGAAAACTATCAATACACCATATAGATTATAACAAGAAAAATAATAATGAAGATAATTTAATAAGTTTATGTATTAGTTGTTATATGCAAACAAATTTTAAAAGAAATGATTGGAAAAATTATTTTGGAGGTAAATTAAAATAGCTCTTTGGTCAATTGGGTCGTTTGCAGAGCATATTACAAATATAGTTGGACCAACAAATGTTCCAACATCTATAAGTGGTACTACCATGAATAATATTATATTTCAACAAACAGCAGTTGTTGAAAACTTTACTGGGACTAATATTGATGATTCAGCAGTGCCTGAAAAATATCAACCAGTTATTACTAATCTTTCTACAGCTCAAATATATGATATAATAGGTGCAACTATTAGTGTGCAATCGGCTCAGATTGATGATTTAAAAATTACTAACAGTAAGCAAAATTATAAAGATGCTTCTGATTCTTTTAAACAGATTGGAATGGTCATGTTAGAGGACTTAACAAATACAATGGCATTCAAGAAAGTATGGGGTGTATAAAATGACTTCTTTAGATATTTTTACAGATGGTATGAATACATTGATGCCATACGGAAGACAAATCACAGTTACTTCTTTTACTGGTTCAGCTGGTTCATCTGATTATGATGATGAATATACTTATACACAAGTATCCGGAACTACATTTACTTCTGGGATTCTTTTACCTATAAAAAATAAGTTTGGGAGTGAGGATGCTGTATTAATGGAGCAAGGGAAACTCCTAACTAAGGATAAAAAACTTTATATTAATGGCTCAGTAGATGTTAGTGGCAATGTATTAATTGGACTAGGAAGTCCGGCATCAGAATATTATAGTATCATTCCGGACGGGGTAAAACTCTTAAATCTTTCTAATGAAGATGTTTATAAGAAAATATATATTAGATATCATCAAAACGGAAGTGTGTATTAATGACAATTTCTTTTAAAATTAAGGGAATACCTAAAACTACTTTATATTTAGCAGCAAAAAATAAGCAATCAGAAATGTTAATTGCATCAGCAATGAATAAGGTTGCTTTATTTATTGAAAGTGAAGTTAAACAATCTGTTGCAGGAAGAAATGCAGAACCAACAAGTGTTGATACAGGAAAATTTCTTGGAAGTGTTAAAAGTAAATCAAGTAAAGAATCTGCTACTATATTCAGTGATGTTGATTATGCAAAATATTTAGAGTATGGAACTTCAAGAATATCACCAAGACGACATTTTCAGAATTCACTTAATAGGAATAAATCTAAAGTAAATTCCTTTATACAAGCCGATTTAAATAAACTATAAATAATATAATATTTATTATAACCTTTTTAAATAACTTACCCTTATTTTTATTATATTAAGCAAGCGAGTTTAGTATAATCCAAGCGAGGAAACCAAAAATGACTATAAGTAGCACCACATTTATTAAGGATATTATCCTATTCTTACGTAATGACTTACGTACAAATATAACAGACCCTCTTAGTAGAGGAAGTGGTTTTGTTATGACATCTTATCCAGAAGTAGATGTAAGATATCCAATTATAACACTTAAAGCAGTTGATATAGATACAAGAAGTCTAGGAATGGCATCTGAACAACAATGGGCTACATTAATGGTAGAGATTAGAGTGTGGGCTAGAAATGAAAAAGAAAAAGATGGTTTAACTAGCTTAGTAGTTGACAGATTACGACAAATTCAATATGGTGCAAATGGTACAAATGAAGAAAAAATCTATGGATTTAGATTAACTTCTGCAGTTCCGATTGAAGAGGAGGGTTCAAAAAAACCAAAGTCAATGGTAATGAATTTTGAATACTCTACGATATTGTCATAATTAAATTAATATGGAGGTAAAAAAATATGGGTATATATGTAGGGAATGATGCGCAAGTAACATTTTTCTACGAATCAGGAACATACGCAACTAAAACAGGAACGAGTGGTAACTGGATTGGATTAGTACAAACACATGACCCCGGAGAATCTGTTAATTACATCGAAGAAAGATATGTTGGTGTAGGTGATAGGAACGTTGGTCAGTATATTAATTCAACAAAAGACTATGAAGGTACATTAACTTTCCATCCTCAAGATTGGAAGATGGTTGGATTCGCTATGGGTTCAATGGTAGACTCAGGAAGTCCAAGTCCTTATTTACATAATTTAGTTGAAGCAAATAGTGATGATTCTTATGTAGCAACATCAGGAACATTAAATCCGTTTGCTAGCTTTACTGTACAAGATGCACAGAAACTAAGTGATGGAAATAATTTAGTAAGAACATACGGTGGTTGTACCGTTGATAGTGTTAGTATAAGTGCTACAGAAGGTGAGCCAGTAAATTGTGAAGTAAGTTATAAAGGTCAAAGTGTAAGTGTTGGAAGTAAAACAACAGATATTAGTAATATCAAAGATAAAGATTCTACACGACCGTACATCTTTAGTGATTGTCAAATACACGTACCAAGTGGTACAACTTTAGATGAAGTAAAAGATTTCACATGGACTATTAATAACAATTTAGCAACTAAACATTATTTGAATGGAAGTAAAGTAGCAGCTGGACAAATTCCAGAGAATAGAGATTATTCTTTTGAATTAACTTTAGATGCAACTTCGGAATGGGCTAGAACGCTATACGATACATACTATCAAGGTGGTAGTACATTTAATTGTATGTTAGAAGTTTCTCAAACTACTGGAAGTGAAGAAGCATTCTTCATAATGAGTGGATGTAACATTACAGAAATGTCAACACCAACACCAGCGGAAGGAGTTATTGAATATGGTGCAACAATTCGACCGTCGAATTGTATTGTAGTAGTTAATGATTTAGTAGAGAAGTACAACGCTTGGTAAACAAGCTTTTTTTATTTTTTTTTATTTTTTTAAATTAGATAGTAAGTAAACAAACAGGAGGTTAAAAAACAATGGAACAAACAATTACAGTAGGAGAAAAATCATATACTTTGAAAGAGTTAAAGTATAAAGATGCAACATCATTTAGTGATAACAAGAGTGAAGCCGCAAAACAATTAGTTCAACTTTCAACAGAAATGTCAGATGCTGATTATGATGAGTTAACAATGCAAGCAGGAATTAAGCTAACTAAGGAGATTACCAAGTTCAATGGACTTGATAAACAGGATTTTCCGAATCCAGTTCAGACAAAAGAATAAGGTCAGAACTGGCTCTTTGTGATTATTTTAAATGGTCTTTACGAGATGTCAAGGAATTAACTTTACGAGAACATAAGCAAGCTTGTGTATATATAAAGAAAGTTAATAAGGATAGAGAAAAGGCAATGCGTAAAGCAAAACAAAAAAGGAGATAAAATGGTATTAGGTGGAAATGCGGTTGAGATTATTATAAGTGCTAAAGATAAATTTAGTACAGTTTTTAATAAAGCAAAAACTTCATTAAGTAATTTTAGAACTGCAGCAATTGTAGCAGGTGGAGTAAGTGTTGTACTAGCAAAAGGTATGATGGGTGCAGTAAAATCTGCAAATGAAGTGGAAACAGGATTTGCTAGAGTAAATACATTACTAGATGAAGGTCAGGATGCACAAAAAATATTTGCAGAATATGTAAAAGATTCAAATGTAAAGTTAGGTAATCAAGGTGACCAACTAGATGTATTAGATGGGTTGTATCAAACAATATCAGCAGGAATTACAGATGTTGCTGATGCACAATTAGTTATGGATGCCGCAATAGTTTCAAGTGTTGGTGGTATGGCAGACCAAGAACAAGTTATTAATGCTTTAACAAAAACTATGGCCGCATATGATATGGGCGCAGAGGATGCAGCCAAGATTACAGATATATTTGCGGGTACAGTAAAAGCTGGTCAAACTACTATGGGAGAATTAGCAGTGGCTTTTCCAGAAGTAGCAACAATGGCCGGACAAATGGGAATATCCTTAGAAGAAGCGGCAGGAACATTTGCCGGATTGACTAAATTTATGTCAAGTAGTGCAGAAACTGGTACATCCTTGTCACAGATTATGATGTCGTTTTTGAAACCTACAGATGCTATGAAAGATGCTGTTAAGATATTAGGATATGAAAGTGCCGCTTCAATGGTGGAACAGGAAGGATTAAATGCTTCTATAAAAATGCTAACTGGTTCTGTTGATAATGATTCAGAAGCGATAGCGACATTGTTTGCTAATAAACGGGCATTAAAAGGTATTATGCCATTAGTAGGATTGGGTGCTGAAAATGTTGCCAATTCAATTGATATTGTTACAGACTCAGCAGGATTGGCGAACAAACAATTAGCAGATGTTTCAGATACTATGGATTATAAATGGGGACAGGCTATGAGTAATGCTCAAAATGCTCAGGAGGAACTTGGCAATGTTATTAAAGAAGTTCTTTTACCAATAGTAGAGGCATTATCAACAGCAATAGCGTGGGTAACGGACAAATGGGAGAACGCAAATCCAGCAGTCCGAGAAGCCATTGTTATATTTGGATTAGTTACAATAGCAGTTGGTGCATTATCAGTAGCAATAGGAATTTTAACTCTTGTGGCTTCTCCTTGGTTATTAATTATTGCAGCAATTATTATAGGAATAACCGCGGCAATTATTATTTTTAGACAATGGGAAGAAATGTCTACAAAGCTAAAAGTTGCGTTATTATTATTAGGTGGACCGATTATATGGATAATTGCATTAATTAAAAATTGGAAAAATATATTAGTTTCATTACTAAGTGTTATGATATATGTATCAAAAGCCTTACAAATGGCTTGGCAAAAAGTAAAAGATAGTTTTGAAATAGCAATGGCAACTATGAAAAATGTTGCATTTAATGTTTGGAATGCAATTGTAGATTATATAGGTAAAAAAATTCAAAAGGCAATAGACTTTATTAATACATTAATACGAATAGCAAACAGAGTAACAAAAATTAGTATTCCATTAGTTCCAAATGTTGACCTAAGTAGTATAAAAGGTGAACTAACAGATATTGGTGCATTAAAATTAAATTTAGAAGCTGAACAAAAAATGCTAAGTAACAAATTAGATTTAGAAGGACAACTGTTACTTGATTCAGTAAAAGATAAAATAGGATTTGATGCAGAAGAACAACAGAAGTCAACTACTACCATAAATATTGAAAATGTTAATGGAGTAGACCCAGATAATATATCTGAAGCATTGAACGAAAAATTAAATAATACTATTGGTATATAAGATGACTCTTTATACACGACTGGTTATTAATTCAGTTGATTATACAGATTTCAGTTCATTAGATTTAACTAACTCAACTTCTGAGTATGGTATTAGTAGTAATTTCAGTGTATCTTTATTAAATATAAATGATATTTATAATACAACATTCTCGGTTGGTCAAACAATAGAGATTTATGTAGATGATTCATCCCCAGCAACAACAAAAGTCTTTAGTGGTATAATTGAGAATGTAGATTTTGGTCATAAATTTAAGTCCAATAATGAAAGAATAACTTTAACCGGAAGAGATTTGACTTCTAGATTACAGGATGTAACTATTGAACCAGAGGTATATACTAATCAAGAAGTATCGGTAATAATTAAAGATATTATTAGTAAATATGTTGAAGGTATTACAACAACTAATGTGGATACAACTACAACAACTATTCAACGAATTGCTTTTAATCATGTTAATGTATATGAGGGAATAAAAAGACTTGCTGAAGAATCTGGATATATGTTTTATGTAGATGTTAATTTTGACTTAAATTTTAAAAAGAAAGAAGCAATATCTTCAGGTGATACATTAAATAATACAAATACTCTTTCAGCCAGAGCTAAAAGCACACGAGAAGGAGTTATAAATAAA